AGCTACTTGAGTCGAATCCATACATCCTAATATACAAGAATATGGTGTGTAAAAAATTGTATCAGACATTGATCCATCAGCAAATTCTACTTGACCAAAATGTGGCACAGACCAATTTGGAGGCATGTTAGGCGTTCCTGCATTGACTGCAAAATTTGTTGAATTTGAATTAAGTCCATATTGGTAAGGTCCATTAAAAGGAGTCCAATAATGAAATGTTACGGGCTCACATGAAACATTGTTATCTAATGTCCAATCAAACATTACAAGTGCTTGGCCATTAGGTTGACATTGTTGAGTTACATTAGACGTTAAAAAACCGCCACATGGGGGATAGATACATGATCCATCATCTATTGTAGCGGTTAAATTATAATTTGTTGCATTTGAATCTGTACACCCTGATATTGGAGGAGCACATGGTAAAATGTTAACTAAAGTATCTAATGTAAAAAATACTTGATCTAAGGGGTTGTAAGTTAAAATAGGTCCTTGACATGTATTACTCATTTTAAACCAAGCAGGACTATTTGATATCCATCCATCACCAAAATTATCAGTTAATGTAACTACATAATTACCTGAATTTACATCTATAATAGTATCTAAAAACTGATAAGGAGTTGTTGGTTGATGAAACATTACAGTATCACCTAATACTGTGTCTTCCACCATAAAGAAATTAGATTCTGAGGGTGAATAAAAATCATATTGAACTACAAATTGTACCCAACTGTCTGGGGTTTGTGTGTAACCTAAAAAAGGTATTAAAAGTGTTAGTAATAATAACTGTAATTTTTTCATGTGTTTATGTTTTAAAAGTCTTCCATTATGATTTCGTCAATTTTTTCTTGTACTTCATCTTTAGTAGCTTCCATTTTCATCATAATGTTTGCTTGAAATCTACCAACTTCTTCTTCTCCATTAAAAATTAGGATAGTAGGTACAACTACTATTTTATATTTTCCAGCTGCTGCTGCGTCTGTTTGGATATCGATGAACTTATTTTCACAATCATTTAACTCACCTAACCATGTTACTTTGTTAGCTTCATTAAATCCTGCGTTAAATTGTACTACACACAAACCATCATCACCACAAGGAGATTGACCCTTAACTGAAACTGATAGGGCCATTAATATTAATAATATGATAACGTATTTTAATTTTTTCATAACTATTTATTTCTATGTTTATCTATTTTACCCCCCTTTACATATCTAATACTATCCCAAGTACCATCTTCATAATCTAATCGTTCTAATATAAGTACTATATCTTCTTTAATGTCAGTTACATCATCTTGGGTATTTTGTATTATAGTGTACATACTATCTTGGTATGCGATGTCTTCTTTAGTAGGGACCCACATTTGTTCTTCTGATTTATCTTCTATTATTACTACTTCTTTAGGCCATACATTAGCAAGTACTATTGTACTAAATAATAAAATCACTATAACCATTATAGATTTAGGTGATGTTAAACATATATTTGTGTTCCACAGTTTCATAATATTTTAATACATTTCTTCTAATTGTGAAATAATAAAATCCATAATTGCTTTTGATTTTTCTATATTAAGCTCAGGATTTAAATTTTTCTGTAATTCTATTGTTACATCAGTTAAATAATCTTTTTCATTATCCTCTAATTCAAATTCCTCATCATTGAAATTTTTAGAGATATCATTATTTACTTGTCCCATTGATTTGTCCCAATCTGATTGTTCATATAGAGGTTTAATACCTGCTAATTTTTGTAATCGTTCTGTTAGTTGTTTTTTCATATTATCGGAGTCTGTCTATTTTATCATTTAACTTTTCAAGTTGTTCTTTTATCTCTTTAACATCTTCTTGAGTTGTCATAATTGTTTGTCTAACTAATTGATCTTTCATGTCGAATTCCATACGACTAATTTCTGGTGGTGTTGGTTCAGGCAATAATCTTGCTTCTTCAATATCTGCTTGAAGCATAAACCACATACTGATTATAGTTGCCATTGCAAACCCTATTCCTGCTAGTGTTTTAATACTTACATTAAAACCCGTATCTTCATTTAATTCTTTTGCCATCTTTTAAAATAATATATAATTTATTCCTAATGAGAAATCATGCCATTCTCTATTCCAATATTTGTTGTATTTACCTTCTACAAACACACCTAAATGTTTATCTAATTTCCACCCAAAAATCAACCCACCTGAATAATCATACCATTGTTCACCATTATTATATTTGTGGTATGAAAATTCATCACCTGCATCATAATGATAAGGCATTAAATTTCCCCATGAGTGGAGCCATAATTTTTTAGTGTAAAGGTAATAATCAAATCCTACTATGAGTGAATGTTGGATTGTGTTTTCTAATTCGTCTCTTTTCTTCTCTGAATAATCAGCTAATACAGTTGGAATAACAACTGCTTCCCAAACTTCTGTACTTGTAGCTACTACATTACCTGAAGGATCTAAATATTGAATACCTTCTGGATTTGCAAAATCAACGGAATATCCCTCTTCTAATGCTAAAAAAGTATAATGTAAACTACCATTATCTAATACCCATTCAGCTAAAGGATCATATCCATAAGGTTCTGCTATTCTTTGTGCAGCACCTATATTAAATGATAATTTTCCTTTTTTAAACTCATTAGGAAGAAAAGTTAAATTGTCTAAACTTTCTACTTTATGTCTATATCTTTGTGAAGTTTCAAAATATTTAATGTCTGCAAAACCGTCTTCTAAATATTCTCCTTTAAGAATGTAAGTGTCGTCTATATATCTTAAGAAATGATGTTGGTTATTATAACTTTCTCCTTCTTGTCTTACATAAGATAATTCAAATAAATATTCAAAACCTTTTACTTTACCAACTGTAGAAGCATCACTAAATGAATTTTCTTGACCATTTTTAAACGCTTCTTTTGGTTCATACCCCATTCTGGCTATTTTTCTAACACCTAAAATAACAGAATAATCGTAAGGAGTTTCTACTGTTTCTGTTTGTAAACCATTAGTAACAGAAAATACATCTCTGTCAGACAATGATGTACCACCATTTACTGCCCCATAAACTGTGGCAAATTTTGTGATTTTTTTCCAATTCATATCTAATTTTAAAGTAGATATGTCTAAATTCATAGTAGCTACTTTTGTATGGAATTGGGTTAATTTTAAGAGAAGAGGATCAGTTGAAACACTAGCTAATGTAGTGTCCTGAGCCATAACATTTAACGTAAATAACGTTAAAACTAGTAATAGTAATTTTTTCATATACGAATATTGTAATATACAGAAATACATATGAAAAAAAAGAGCAACCCTGGGGCTGCTCTCTGGGATTTTTACGACATGATCCCTGTTAGCCGTTCGCTCTGGGTACCCTATTAGGCAGCCATTGCTAGTTCAACTTGTTCGCCAGTTGTGCGGTTGATCTCTTTATGTCCTTATCACCCTGTCAAATCCAGTCACCCCCATAAGATTTAAAATGTAGTGGAGGTGGAGGGTATCGAACCCTCGTCCAAAAGTGTAGCTAACACAAATACTAACGATCAGATATAATTATTAATCTAAATCATCCCATTCAAGACTACTTCCTTCTTCCCGTCTTAAATTATAATCTTCTATTTCTTCTTTTAATTTATATAATGCTAATACTATGTCTGCTTTTGTCATAGTTTCATCTCTTTCAACATCATCAATAAGTCTTTCTACTTGGTTTTGTATTTCTTCCATATATTATTATATGCTATTTCTAATCTATCACCTACTTCTAGGTATTTATATTTACTTTGTGTTAATAATCTTTTTGACTCTGTTAGTACTTTATGTTTAATTCCCTCATAATGGGCTTTATATAATATATCTTCAATTTTATCACTCATAATCATCAACTATCTCATGGTATGCCTTTACATATGCATCAATTCTAGAAAACACATGGAACTGTTTATTTTTTTCACCATAAATTTTTTCTGCTTCAGCTTCTACTTCAGGTCTTAAATTGTAAGCATTAGCTTCTTCTAAGATTTCTTCAATTTGTTCTTCTTCAGACATGTTATACTTTCTTTCTACGGCCTCGTTCCTTAGGTTTATCTTCTGGAAAGAGGACATAATGTTCTTTCCAATACGCTCTTTCAACAGTTTCCATCTTGATTTTGTCAGCCTTAGTTGTTCTTTTTTTTCTTCCATTTTCGTGATATTTTGGTTTATTTAAACGTTCTAATTTTTCATATAATTTTTCTAACTTATCGTATGTTGGATCTGTAAATTCTACTAGATATGGGCCTTTGTCTGTTTTATCTAAATCGTAATGCCAAATAGAATCATCATATTCCCGAGTGAATTGTCTAATTATTTCGACTGGTTTTTCTGATGGCCTTCCTCTATTTTCTGTTTTTTTATGTCTCATTAGTTATTTCTTTATCTTTATTAACCCAAAAAACGGCTATATATTTATTATTACTAATAGGCATATTACCCCTATGGGAATAAGGGGATGATGAAGGAAACATAAGAACATCACCTTTTTTAGGCTTTACAGGATTTATATCCATATATTCAAATTCTGTTTCTCCTCCTTTTTCTACATCATTTAAATAAACAATAACAGATATTATTCTATTTGCTATTATAGTTCCATCATTATCAGCATGAAATTTATACCACCCCCCATTAGATTTATATTTTAATAAATGAGCGTTCTCAAACCTAGTAGTATGTTTAAAAGGTAAAAGTCTAGGATATTTCATCATATATTCTTTAATAAAAGGAGTAATGATGTCTTTAAGTTCTACACCTAAACCTATAGCTTTTTGTTCTGTTTTAGGTACACTGTCAACAAATGTGCCCTTTTTAGGCCATCTTATTATTATTTCTTTACTTCTTCTATAATCTAAAGGATCCTTATGTTCAATTTTATTCCCTTTTCCATCAATATAAGTCGCAATACCTGAATCTATTACTAATTCTTCGTTGTTATCAAAAAAGTCTATAACCCTCTCACATAAATCAGAAGAGACAACTTTAGGATAAATTGCTATTAAATTATTATATGTACTCATGATATCTCATTTAAAGTGCTATTAACCAAAACACACAAATATATTTATTATTACTAATAGGCATATTCCCTTTATGCATGTGAGTTACTCCTGATGGAAATAATACCACATCACCTTTAGAAGGTTTTATAGGATCTACATCTATATATTTAAATTCTGTTTCTCCTCCTTCTTTTACGTCATTTAAGTAAATAATAATAGATAATAATCTATTGTCTATATTTTTCCCTCCAGTATCCCAATGAAAATTATAGAACCCTTCATTTGGTTTATATTTTAATAAATGAGCGTCTTCATAAGTTGTGTTTCCTGCATATGTAAATAACTCTGAAAATTCCTTAAAATAATCATCTACTAAAGGTCTTATTTTTGAATTTAATTCTTCACCTATTTCTTTATATTTTGGGTCAGCCCAATATAGTATTATCTCTTTGCTGTTTCTTATTTCTTTTTCAATTACTCCCCCTTCATCAACTGCTATGTTAGAATCAAAGTCTGGGTTGTCTTCAAAAAATTTTATTGTTTTTTTACATAAAGAAGGAGAGATGACCTTTTTATGAACTGCTACTAGATTTTTGTATATTTTCATGATATTAAGTTTTTTTCTAAGAATAAATTATTTAGTGTTTTGGTAACTTCTTTTATATTTTTTGGATTAATAAATGAGGCTTCCTTACCATACATAATTTGAAAATTCTCATTTAGTTCTTTTTCTTTTGTTTTTGTTGTTGAAGATTGTATAAAATAACTTAATATTTTAACTCCTTTCTTTTTTATATTTTTTACTGCTTTAGCTGTGTCTAATATAGCTTCTTCTCCTCTATAATTTAAATCCCTACCCATTTCAAATGTTGGGTAACCATCACTCATATTAATTAAATAGCTGTCTAAATAATAAGATGAATTAGGTATATATTTGTTTAATGCATTTAAACACATACCTTCTGGCGTTAATCCATTACATTTATAATAAGCTAATCGTTTTAGATCCCTTAATGTATGAACTTTACTGTCGAAAGCCAAAACTAATAATGGAATTTGTGCTGTTTGTGATGATAAATTAGGATTTTTACCTGATGTTCTAATAGATATAGTTAAATCAATGTTATCCATTTTTAAAGCAACATAACCTAATGCAACTGTGTTAATTAATACTTGCCACCATTTTGTACCTTCCATACTACCACTACCATCAATTGATACATGTAAACTAATTGGTTTATAATTTGCTCTATCAATTTTATAAAACAAGTCATCTTCAAAACTAGCAGCATATATTCGTCTAGGGTCAATTTTACCTGTTTTTAGACGTTTAGATGCTAAAGTTATTTGTTCATTTCTAACTCTTAATTTACGTAATAATTTTTTACCTAAATTAATACCCTTTTCTATTTGTGGTCTTTGTTTAAGATCATTTATACTAAAAATACCATATAAATTTGATTCAATAATAGAAGGTGTTATACCTTCAATAATATGAACAGGACATGATGTGTCTAATACTTGAATATCTTTAATTTTAATATTAGACTTACCAATAGCTTCAACTTGTTTGGTTTCTTTTTTAGTTAATGAAGTTTTAGATATTTGGCCTTTTAAGAAATTTTCTTGTTTACTAAATGCTTTTTTAATTTCTTCTTTTGAAACTTTATTTTTATTTTTAGCGTTTTTCTTATTTGTCTGGTTTTGATGTTTTAAATCTGGTCCTTTAAATAAAATAAAATGCATGTTTATAAACTTATATATTGTAATAGCAAGTTCTAATGAATGTTTAGTACTTGTTAATCTACCAATATTTTCTAAATCAACAGCTTTATATACTTGGGGCAACATTTTAAGTGCTGTAGGGTCTGAATTTTTATTAAACATATTAATAATTCTAAACATATAAGATTCCCAATCTTCTTTTCTATATTCTTTACCCTTTAATCCTTTGTCTACTATTTTACTGTAATAGTATCTTTCATACATTGACCTATAATAATCTTGATACCCAGGAGCATTATTATAAACTAAATTATCTATCCTTCTATCTTCAATAAAATTTAAAAGAAGCTCAATCCATCTACGTCCTCCTATTAAATTATCATGAAGTAAACGATTTGTGATCTTTTTTAACACATAAAAATCCGTGTGTTTACAATGCGCTCCTTCATGAAGCGCCAAACCTACAACACTATCAATGTTATTTAAGTTAATCGTAGATGATATCGCGATTTTCTTACCATCTGTCATAGATTCTCCATTATTATTTTCAAAAAACTCAATAGGTATTTCTTCTTTTGTAAGTATTTTTACAAAGTTAGATATAGCTCTTTGTGTGTGAGCTAATTCAATTAAATTAAATTTTTCTACAGGAGTATGGCTTAGCCAATATACTGATTTAGTTTTCATATCTTATTATTTACGATAAGATACGAACTTTTTTTTGCTTCTCCAAGTTTTTTTGGCGAAGTCTTTATAGTTTTTTTTAGAATTACGATATTCTATTTTTTTAGTACCTATTAGGAATGAGTGATGTTTAACCATTAATACAAAACCAAACCCATATATTTTTCTACCTGATGAATGTTTTTTAAACCAATTAAAATATATATCCTCTATCTTATAGTACATATTTTTTTAACATATGGGTTATTATTATTCTTTCTTTTAAAGCCTCCCATGGGCCCCCTAACCCACCCCCTACAGTACCACCTTCAATATAATTAGGGTATAAAGTAGCAAAATAAAAATCAATACACCGTTTTTTATTTTCTTTAGTAGGTTTTAGTCTATACATTTCTATAGCAGCTTCTAAACATCTAGTTCCTGATACTTGGCACCATGCTCCCGCGGGTGCTTGAAAGTAACTTGTTATATTTTCAAAACATTTATATGCTTCTTCCTTTTCGTTATTTTTTAAATGTAATAAAGCTTTTGGAAAATAATTACTTCTTAATCTTCTAAGAGGGCTCCTAAATGTTTTCATTTCTAATAATTTAGGATCTTTTATTATTTTTATATTAAAATTAATTAATTTCATACCTTCATCATATAACCCTGCTTCAACACACGCCCATACTTCTCTTAATGAATTTAATGTATCTTTACATATTTTATTCTCCCAGCCCCCCTGAGTATAGTCTATTGGTTCTTGGCTTTCTTTTATTCTGTTTTGTATATCTTGAATTAAGGTAGGTTTACCATTCCAATGATTTAACCCCCATCTAAAAGGTTTTCCTCCTTCTCTTGTATTTTGAAAAATATGAATAAATTCATCATAACTTCTATAATTAGGACCTGGAAAATAAAAATGTGGGTAACATTTATTTCCACATGTATGTTTAACTCCTTCTTCTAAAACTAATGATATACCTTTATTTAAATCTATTTCTTTATTATATATTTTTGATTCTATTTTTCCTATTTCATCTCTACATTTTTTATAAAAAGGAGTCTCTGATTGGTTAAAGGGCTTTCCTTCTTTAGGGGTTAATTCTGGGTGGTGAGTTTCATAATCCCCATAAAAATAATCATCTTTTTTATCTTCTAAAATATGATATCCATTTTTAAAATCAGAGGAATTTATATAACTATACATTAAATCAACATGTCTATGATTTGTTCCTACAATATTTATAAATTCTATTGTATTTTTAGTTATTGGTATCTCAGTAGTTAATGCATTTATTTTTTCTTGTATATCCATTTTTTATTAATTAGGTATATAAATAAAATCATTATGCCATATATCAAAAATTTTATAATCTAAAGTATTAAAATATTCGTACATCTTATTCCTAACATTATATGAATTTTCACCCCTTGTAAGATTACCTTCAACTATTATTACTGGTCTATATTTAGAAATAGTATCTTTAGCTCCCTTAAGAACTTCTATTTGGTGTCCTTCAACGTCTATTTTGATAAGATCTACATTTTTTATTAAATAACTGTCTAAAGTTTTACATTCTACCTCATGTTCTCCACCACTTACTATTCTAGTCATACCTGATACGTCTTTGTCTTTATTTATATTATAATATAATTTATCATTTTTATCACTTAAAGCCTTATTATAACAGTGTATATTATTATATTCTGACATATTCAATTTAAGACATTCAAATACATCTTTTCTCATTTCAAAACAGTGTACTTCTTTACTATATGATATAAAAGGTAAAGTAAACCATCCGTAACTAGCACCTATATCTATAGAAACATTTATATCTTTTTTTAATATTTTATCTCTTATAAATTGAGCCATCCCACCATGCCAATTTAATACTCTTTCATGGGTTTTAGAATGATGTACCATCGCAACATCTTCTTCGTTTTTTATTATTTTAAAATAACTCATTTTATCATTTATAAATATTATGGTTTAATGTTATTCTATAATCAGATGAAGACAAATTGGCATAACTATGCCAGGTAATATTATCCTTTCTACGAAAAAATACCCCACTATTAGGTTTCCATTTTATTTGTTTTTGACCCTCATCTCCATATTCATCTTTATACAATATTGTTCCTTGTTCTGGTGGGAAATTAGAAAGATTTGGATCCATATAAATAACTAAAGAAGATACCTTACTTTTAATATCTAAATGTTTACCATACCTTCCATGAGGTTCAAAACTACTAAAATGCCATCGAGAGCGCCATGGTTTAAAGTCTTCATCTTTGTATAATCCTTCTTTAACTAAAAAAGGATATAAATCATTTTGAACTATCGAATCAAGTTTTATTATGTCTTCAGATTGCATATCCCTTAAATAACTTAAGGGTTTATCTTCATTTTTATTAGATATATAATAATCACATAAATCATTATACAAATTTATAGGGAGGAAATCATCAATTACATAATGTTCCCAAGGGTTGTTGCTTTTTATTATTTTCATATTATTTTTCTAAATTAGTAAAAGCAGTACTAGTTAATTTTGATCTTTTTTCATGACTTGTTCTATTATTATAAATAAGAGTATCTGATTTATCTAATAATTGATCACAATTTTTACATATTAAATCTGAATCCCCACAAGTACCTTGTTTATGGTGATTATATACTTTTGAAAATGGGGTGTTATTTTCTAATGAAAATATTTCTTTAAGTGTTTGTTTTTTAAAATTACCTAATACCATTTCATTATTAAAATCAAAACAACACATAATAACATCACCATCAATTTGAATTTGTAGTGGTCCTTTTTCAGGCCTACCACATGTTTTTAGTTTTTTAGGTTGATTTATATCTCTGTATTCCTTACCATAAACCCAATTATGAGGCCACCAAATATCTATACTACATTTATCTCCATAATCTTTAATAAGTTTATCTACATCTTCTTTATTATCATCAACTATATCTGCTGTTATTATGACTTCTGTATTTTTAGGTTTATGTTTTATAGCATAATCTAAGTTTTTTAATGTATTTTCAAAAGTAAATTTTTTAGATCTAAAATTTAAAATCTTATTATAAGAATCAGGGTTTGTAGTATGTAAACTAATTCTTAAATCTAAAATACCAATACTATATATTTCATCAATTATTTGTTCATTTAATAAAGAACCATTAGTTAATATATGAATTCCATAACCTTTATTTTTAGCATAACGAATTTTATCAACTATAGTTTTATCTACAAAAGCTTCACCAAACCCCGAAATAGTAATCTCATTTATAGTATTCCCCATTTCCTCTTTTAACTTATCAACATAAAATTTATATTCAGAAAGAGGCATTATTCTTTTTTTCCTAGTAAAATCATCTGTAGGCCAAGGACAAAAGACACAACCAGCATTACACGCTGTTGATGTTTCTATTCTTGCTTCGTTTGTTAAAGGTATTGCCATATTATTTAAGTAAATGTACTATTCCAGTAAAGTGTTGATTGTGTGTTCTAACTGAATAAGAATATACGCCTATTTGGCAATTTTTACCATCCCACGGCGTATTATCATCAACTTTATGTACTATTTCGCCCCATCTATTATAAATTACAAGAGATTTGATTTTTTCTTTGTCTGCCCCATGAACGTAGAACGTTTCATTGTCATTATCCCCATTAGGGGTAAATGAATTTGGTATAAATAATT